AAGATTATTTGGTCAAGAGCAGCACAAAATGGAAATATCGGCTAAATGCATAAGAGCACGCGAGGGTCTTTTCGATGGCAGATGAATATAGATTGAAAGAGTTGTTGATGACCCCATCAACATTAGAAACTATTGATACTGCCTTGTATGAGTTTTGCGAAAGAGATCTTAACATATTCTGCACAACAAATAGAGGCTGGAAGAAAGTGCCTGTTATTTGGATCTCGGCAGAGCGAGCGTTCCAAATTAAATCTGATCGTGATCTAAGAGATAGTTCTGGCTCTGCAATATTGCCTGCGATAACAATAGAAAGAAAATCTGTTGTAAAAGATCTTTCAAAGAGGGGCATCACACCAACGGATATACCGCCCTTTAACGATGAAAAAGGCGGTTCAATTGTAATTGCAAGAAGAATAAACCAACTTGAAACAGGCAAGATTGCAAACAACTATTCCGAGAAAGCTCTTGGAGAAGGCAAGATAAACAGGAGAGATAGAAATAGATCTCCTGTCTTATCATTCGGCAAGCAATCTTTTTTGTTGAAAAACAGACAGCCTATTTTCGAAACCATTTCGATTCCAATGCCTGTTTATCTTGAGATTACATACTCAGTTCATATCAAAGCAGAATACCAACAGCAAATGAACGAGATCGTCACACCATTTATGACTAAGACAGGCGGCATCAACTATACTGTCTTGCAATATGACAGACATAGATACGAAGCATTTATTCAGGGTGATTTTGCTCAAAACAATAATGCAGCCAGTTTAAATGAAGAAGAGCGAAGATACGAAACAACATTCGATATAAAAGTTCTAGGATATATAATCGGATCGGAAGACAACCAAGAGAGGCCAAAGATATCTGTAAGGCAAAGTTTAACAAAACTTAAAATTAACAGAGAAAGAACAATGCTAGGTGACATCCCAGAGCATACAAAAAAAGGCCACTTTAGAGGCCCACATCCATCAGAAAGAGACGATAACCTAGACGATTCTTGAAAATATAATTGGGACTCTAGAAAAATAAATAACTATTTACTAGGAACATCGACTTTAAAGTGATTGTTTCTTCTAGGAGGAAGATTAGAGCATGTCTACAAAGAAATTTAAATTTGTGTCTCCTGGTGTTTTTATCAGCGAGATTGACAATTCACAACTACCAGCAACTTTTGATAAACTAGGGCCAGTTGTTATTGGTCGAGCCGAAAGAGGACCAGCAATGCGTCCTGTTCGCGTTGATTCGTTCTCTGAATTTATCGAGACTTTCGGTAATCCCATCCCTGGTGGACAGGGTGGAGACATCTGGAGAGACGGAAACTATTCTTCCCCTACTTATGCGGCTTATGCAGCTCAAGCTTGGCTAAAGAACAGTGGCCCCTGTACTGTTGTTCGTTTGCTCGGCGTCGAAGACCCAGAGGCTGACGACTCTGGTAAAGCGGGCTGGCAGACAGAGAACATTGCGGCAACAGACGCAGCCAGCACAAACGGCGGAGCTTACGGTCTTTTTATTGTTCCATCGGCCTCTGCTGATTCCGCTGTGACTGGTACTCTTGCTGCTGTTTGGTATCTTGATAATGGCGGCATCTACCTAAGTGGTACAGTGAGAGCATCTAGCGATGCCTTAACTGGCTCTGCTACTTTAATCAAGAACACAAACTCTCCAACAAGCCCTGCAACAGCAGAGTTTAAGGTTTTAATTGATGATGAATCTGGTGCGACAACCGATACTGTCGTATTTAACTTTAGCAGAACATCTCAGAGATACATCAGGAAGGTGTTCAACACCAACCCAACACTTCTTAACACTGCAATCACAACCACCGCAGGACAAAAGAAATATTTCTTGGGTGAGACATTTGAAAGGGCAGTTGAGGAGCTTTCTTCTTCATCTGACTACTTTGGTGTTGTCTTGGCTCTTTCCGACGCCACAAACAACGGCGGCAAGTTTAGATTCGGAAGTCAACCGGCTCAAAGTGGTTGGGTCTTTTCTCAGGACTTGAGCAATAACCCAGCCACATATGACCCAGAAAACATGCAGAAGCTATTCAAGTTTATTTCCTTGGATACTGGTGAGTGGGACCAATCTAACTTGAAGATTTCCATTCAGGACATTGCAGCCCCAACAAACCAAGATGACCCATTTGGTACTTTCTCGGTTGTCATTAGAAGGGCTGATGACCATGACGGTTCATTGAAGGTTGTTGAGAGATTCTCGAACTGCAACCTCAACCCCAATTCCTCCAACTATCTTGCGAGAAAGATTGGTGATCGCTTTGTTGAGTGGGACTCTGTTGAGAAGAGGCACGACCTGTTCGGAAACTACGACAACGCATCTAGATTTGTAAGAGTCGAGATGGACCAAGATGTTGATGCCGGTGCCACTCCAGCAGCACTTCTTCCATTCGGATTCTATGGTCCTATCAAATTTGACGATGTTGATTTGACCTCTGGCTCTACCGACTCTAGCCTTGGCGCTGGTGCATTTGTTATGGGAGAGGACGATATCTACAGAAGTCTTGGAACCAATGGTGTAAACTTCTTGAACTCCGACAACAACAACCCACCAACAACGGAATTGAACTTGAAATTGGAGTTCCCAGAGTTCCCACTAAGACTTAAGTCTACTGATGGTGATCTATCGAGCCCCAAGGATGCTTATTTCGGAATTGATTCTACAAGAAACGGAGCTTCGATTAACAGGTTTGAAGAGAGTTATATCGACCTTGTTAGGGCGCTTCCAGAAGGGTTCAGCAACACTGCCGAGTCAGCAGGGGCAACAAGTCATGCGTTTATGTTTACGCTTGATGATCTCTCTGGCAGCGGTACACAGACCGCCCAAAATACATTCCCAGAAGCAGATTATGTTGTTAACTCAAGAGCTAACCAGACTTCTATCTCATCTAACGGTTTGAACGAGTGGAAGACTGTTCTGGATTCTGGCTTCGGACAGTTCACCCTTCCGCTTGTCGGAGGATTCAATGGCTTGAACATTAAAGAGAAAGAACCTTTTAGAAACTCTCTCTTGACCGACAAGACAACCAGAACTAGCTATGCTTACGAGAGCCTCAAGAGAGGTATCGATATGGTTGCCGATCCAGAGGTTGTCGAGTATAGCTTGGCAACAGTGCCTGGCCTCACCAACCAAGCCCTCAACGAGCACCTCATTGCAACTTGCGAGGCTCGCGGCGATGCACTGGCCCTTGTTGATCTACAGGGCGGATATGAAGCAGCCGCAGAAAACAACTCTGCTTTCAAAGATAGAGTTGGCGACGTCGATACAACAATCAGTGATCTATTGGCAAGGGGCGTGAACAGTAGCTATGGCGCCGCCTACTACCCTTGGGTTCAGGTTATTGATGAGATCAGCAATGCTCTTCTCTGGGTGCCACCTTCAGTTGTAGCACTAGGAGTCATGGCAAACGCAGAAAGAAACTCTGAGCTTTGGTTTGCACCAGCAGGCTTTACTCGCGGTGGTTTAACAGATGGCGCTGCTGGCTTGAGGGTTACAAACGTTGTCCAGAGGCTTACCTCCAAAGAAAGAGACAAGCTCTACGCAGCAAACATCAACCCAATCGCAAGTTTCCCAGCAGAAGGCATTGTGGTTTTTGGCCAGAAGACACTTCAGGTCACTCCATCTGCGCTAGATAGAATCAACGTTCGCAGGCTTCTAATTTATGTTAAGAAAGAAATTTCTAGAATGGCTGCAACTACTCTATTCAGACAAAATGTCAAAAAGACTTGGATTGGTTTCTTAGGAAGGGTTAACCCATTCTTGAGAGGCGTGAAAGCTAGATTTGGTCTGGATGACTTTAGAGTTGTTCTTGACGAAACTACGACAACACCAGATTTGGTCGATAGAAACATCATGTACGCAAAGATCTTCCTAAAGCCAACAAAGGCAATTGAGTTTATCGCTCTCGACTTTGTTATCACTGATAGCGGCGCTGGCTTCGAAGACTAAAACAAATAAAATACTCTAACCTTACTAGTTATGTGTTAGAGTATTATAAAGGAGAACTTATAAATGGCTGAAAACGGATTTTGGGCTGATCCCGCATTAGAACCAAAAAGAAACTTTAGATGGATCTTAAACATAGAAGGCGTAGAAGAGTGGGTGATTAAAAAGGTCAACAAACCAACAATCACCATCACAGAAGCTAAGCACGAGTTCCTTATTCACACTTTTTATTATCCTGGGCGTGTTACGTTCAACGATGTGAAGATTACTCTTGCAGACCCAATTCAGCCTGATTCTGCTGCTCGTATGTTGGAGATTTTACAGACCTCTGGTTATAACTTCCCAGACACCGCAGAAGAGCTTCGCACTATCTCTAAGGCAAACTCTGTTGCTGCCCTAGGCGAAGTAACTTTGAGACAACTCAACGCTGCTGGTGAAGATATCGAAGTCTGGACTCTTACCAACGCTTGGGTTAAGGAAGTTAACTTTGGGGATCTAGCTTATGATAACGACGATCTTGTTAACATCGAGCTTACACTCAAATATGACTTTGCAACAAGAGTCAACTAGTGATATAATATAACGGACAACAAATGAGGTGATTAATGTCCAGAAACAATGATCAACGATCAGGTGCTAAAAAGAAAAGCACAACTCCCGCAGCCATCGCTGCACCACCCAACCAAAACCAACCCTTCAGCTTTGTAATGCCAACCGAACTGGTGGACTTGCCCTCAAAGGGTGAGTTCTACCCAGAAGATCATCCTCTTCATGGCAAGGATGTAATTGAAATTCGACATATGACCGCGAAGGATGAAGATATTTTAACTTCAAGGTCTCTTTTGAAAAAGGGAGTTGCGATTGACAAACTTTTAAAAAGTGTTATTGTTGACAAGTCAATAGACCCCAACTCTCTTTTGGTCGGTGACAAGAATGCTTTATTGGTTGCTACAAGAGCTTCTGGTTATGGCGTCGAATACAAAACAGATGTTCAATGTCCGAACTGCGGCACAAGAAACAAATTTGAGTTCGACATTTCAGATCCACAAGTTTTCAGCCCTTCAGATGAGTTCTTTGAAGAGGAGGGCATCGAAAGAGGCCCAGGCGGCACATTCGTTTTGGACTTGCCAAGATCGAAAGTTTGTGTTACAATAAGGCTATTGAATGGCTATGATGAGAAAAAGCTAGCCGAAAGAATAAAGCAAAGAAAGAAAGCAAGAATGCCAGAATCCAATGCAACAGAGCAGTTTAAGCTAATAATCACTGCTGTAAATGGCGATGAAAGCAAAGGCAGTATTAACCAGTTTATCTCTATGATGCCTGCTTTGGACTCTAAATATTTAAGATCACTTTACAAAAGACTCAATCCCAATATCGACTTAACTCAAGAGTTTTGTTGTAGTGAATGTGATTTTGAAGGCCCGATGGAGGTGCCTTTTACAGCAGACTTTCTTTGGCCTAAGCAGTGAATATATAAAGGGCGTCTATGAACAGTTCTTTTTATTACAGTATCATGGTGGGTGGAGCTTTGCCGAAGCTTACAATTTGCCCATCATGATACGCAATTGGTTTACAGAGCGGCTTATAAAGCAGATCGAAGACGAAAACAAGCAAGCCGAAGAAGCCAGAAACAAATCTAAAAGATAATCCCTAGACCAATTCGAATTCCTTTCTTTTCAACTTAAATACTAATTAATCTGTAAGAGCTTATTTAATGAGTTTTTAAATATTGCTATTCTAGGGGTCCACCTTAACCATGTCTGATGATTTAAAAAGTTTACTGAGCTTTATTGAAAGTTTAAACCCTGAAAGGGTTCAAGAGTTTTCCGATGCCATTGATATCTTGACAGAGAGAATGCGAGTTCTTGGAGATATCGACCCAGATGATATTACAAGGGAAAAGCTTGAAGCGCAAAAAAGACTTCTAGAAGAGAGAGAAGAAATTATTTTAAGACTTCTCGTTCTTGGTGAAAGAGAATTACAAGCTCTTCAAGATAAAATAGATGTTGGAAGGAACCTTGGCACTCTAAGTGATCGACAACTCAAACTAGAAGAAAAAAAGCTAGAACGACTCCAAGCAAACATAGAAGCAGTTGAAAAGCAAGGCGAGCAAGGTTTGCTTGCTACTAATATTGCTAAAGAGTTTGGTAACACTCTTAAAGAAACTCTAGATACAAACGAACAAAT